AGAGCAATTAGAGGAAAAAGAAATAGTAAAACACATTAAAGAAAATGAAGGTTATCTTAAATTTGTAACTATGATTTCGAAAAAAACTGGTAAGCCATATAGCAAAATAGAAGATAATAGTTATAAGGAAGTAACAAGCAAGGAACACAGTCCTGATCGCAATACTGAAGACGATGACGGACTACCGTTCTAATACAGTTTCATTAAGATCTCAAGTCAGTAGATTAAATGATATTCGTAATGGAAAAATAAAGGAAGGTTTACGACTTGGGATTGATGAAATAGATGAGTACTGGAGATTTAAATTTAATAGTTTTAATGTAGTACTTGGACACGCTTCGACTGGAAAAACAACAACATTACTTTATATGCTCTTGCTTTATGCACGAAAATATGATCTTAAATTTTTGATCTATAGTGCAGAAAATGAAGCAACAAGTATAAGTAAAAAACTTTGTGAATTTTTAGTAGGATTACCATTTAATAAAATTGCAGACGATGTTTGGAAAGATAAGATTGAATGGGTACACGATCATTTTAGATATATTGATATAGATGAAACTTTTACATCTAGTGAATTATTGGCTAAAGCAGAAATTATAAAAAAAGAGTTTGATTTTCACGGATTTGTAATAGATCCATACAATTCATTGATACGAGATAAAGAATTAATGAGATCTTATGGTTCACACGAATACGATTATGCTATTATGAGCGATATGAGATTGTTTACAAGACGAAATAAATGTTCGATCTATTTAGTGACCCACGCGGTTACGGAAGCCCTAAGGCATAAACACCCTAACGGACATAAATTTGAAGGATATATACAACCTCCTAGTGCAGGATCAGCAGAAGGTGGTGGAAAATTCTTGAATAAAAGCGATAATTTTTTAATATTACATAGGTATACAAATCACCCTGAATTTTGGACTAATACATTTATAGCAATTATAAAGATAAAAGAAATAGATAGTGGAGGTAGACCAACACCATTAGATAATCCAATACAATTTATTTCACTAGCCAATAACGTAGGCTTTAGTTTAAATGGTAGAAATTTATTACATTTAGTGAAAAAGCGTGATTCTTGAAATAGCATATAAAAAACATAAAGATTGGTTAAGGATCTGTAGATCTTTTAGTTGTAATGATGACGACTGCAAAGATATTATATCTGAAATGTATTTAAAGATAGATGAATTAACCAAAAAAGGTACAGATTTATACTATGGTAAAAATGATATAAACCATTACTATGTATATAAAATGATATTTCACGCTTGTATGAGATTAAAGCAAATGAATAAAAAGCGTAAAGATATTATTGTAACTACAGATGCAGAAAATTTTACGTTAGGAGCAGCACTTGCAAAATATGGTATAAATTCTACTATGCAAGATCAAATAATATTTAAACAACTAAATGACTTTACAGAAAAATATGAAAATAAATTAGTATGGTATGATATAGCTGTATTTGAATTAATTTCAGATGGTAAAAAAATATCAGAGTTAAGCAGAGAAACAAACATAAGTTATGTATCATTAAGAAATACATATTTAAAGGTAAAAGAATTTATAAAAGATGAGTATGAAAAATACGATTGGTCTAGGGGATCTATTAGAGAAAGTAATTAATTTTGTAACTTTAGGTTATGGTAAGAAAATTGCGACAGCAATAGCAAAATTTTTTGGATATAAAGATTGTGGTTGCGATAAAAGAAAAGATGATCTAAATAAAATACAGATTAAAAGATGACACAAAAAATACAAATGTTAAAAGTCGATTATGAAAGATGGACTACATTTAAAGGAGTAAAAAATAACACAATAGCAAAAGACGAATTAAGTTTAATTGAAGTTTTACACGCGAAATATTTTGATCACCCAGTAGAAAGTTTATGTACTTGTAGGGGTGAACATATTATAGGTAGAATACAAGAGTGTGTTGACGAGCTAAATGTTATTTATAAAAATGGGTATAAAAGAAGTACATAGATGGGAACAAGTGGTAGTTGATATATTAAATATTGATGGTTGGAATATAGAATGGTCAGGTGGAAGTTTTAAACACTATGACGCTATAGGTGAAACAAGAAAAGGTGCAAAGTGTGTAATAGAAATGAAGTTTAGGCACAAGTATTATGAAACTAAAATGTTAGAAAAAAGTAAGTATGAACATTTAATGGCTATGGATAAAGAAATACATAAATTATATTTGGTTTTTGATCCAAAGGGTATGTATATATTTTGGTTAAATAAATTAGATTTACCAGAGTTAGATAAGTTGAATTGTCCTGATACTACGTTATGGACAAAGAGTAAAAAAGAAAAAGAAGTATATTTATTAGAAGAATCACAAGCAAGTTATATAAACAATGAATCAAAATTTGATAGATGCTTATAAAAAGCTAGATGCAATAAAAGAGTTTGAGTGCGATAAGAATATTCAAACAGTTTTAGAATTATTACAGAAATGGAATGGTAAAGCTAAAGACAATAAAGAATTAAAATTAGTAATAGAATCTTTTTTAGATATTCAATGGCATATAATAGAATTAAAACGTGATAGAGATTTAGCACTAAAAGCAGTAATGCAATATAAGTTTCAAAGAGACGCTGCAGTTAATGAAAGAAACGAAGCTAAACAACAATTAAAAAAGTATGAGGATACACATTTTAACTGATATAGTTGGTCAACAACCAAGCGAAGAAGTAGAAGACAAACTATTAGATACAGTTAATACTTTATGGATTAGATTAGACGCTGTGCCTGAAGTAGGAAGTTTAGTTGAAATAGAATTATACACTTTTATTTTTAGATTAGAAATGGAGAATAAAAAATACGAATTAAAAGACAAAGACAATTTACACATAACATTAATTTATAGAATGATCTATGAAGAATATGACTAAACACGAACAAAGAAAACAAATGCCAGTTTATACTGGAGTTTTGAAATATTTTCCTACTGCTTTACTAGAAATATCTAAGGTTAGTCAGTTAGGAAATAAACAACATCACCCTGATAAAGAATTACATTGGGATAAAAGTAAAAGTAAAGATCATTTAGACGCAGCAGTAAGGCATATAATTAATCACAGTACTAACCCTTATGATGACGATGGAATGTTACATTTAGCTAAAGCTGCGTGGAGGATCCTAGCTGCTTTGCAAGAGTATTTATTAAAATAATGGATCCTTTAATATTAGATTTAATTATGAACACACAAATAAAACTATTAGACGGTAAACAATACAATAAAACGGAACTACTATCAAAGATGGTAGACGATGAATTCTATTACGGATTTATGAATACTTTTGCATTTAGCAGCAGTAGTATTAAATTATTATTAGAATCACCTAAGACATACTATAATATAATGAAGTATGGATCAGCAACTAGTCAAGCTATGCGTGATGGGCTTCTATTTCATTTATTAATACTAGAGCCTGAGGTCTTTGAAAAAAAGATCTTTGTTGATGTACAAAGTAAAAACACTAAGAAATACAAGTTAGCAAAAGAAGAACACGGTGAGGTGTTTACTGTGAAAGAAAAGAATGATGCACAAAGATTAGCAGAAGCGTTTTATAGAAATGAACCTGCTATGCAAATGATAAAGAATTGTAAAAATGAAATGCCTGAAGTTGGATTAGTACAAGGTAAACCATTTCGTGCTAAAGCAGATTTATTACACAAAAACTATATCTGCGATATAAAAACTACAAACAACATAAAAAACTTTGAGCATAGTGCGTTTAATTTTCATTATGACGTACAAGCTTATGTGTATACAGAATTATTTAAACAACCTGACTTTAGATTTATTGTAGTAGATAAAGGATCTAGAGATATAGGTATTAGCCCACCAGTATCTAAAGATTTTATACAAAGTGGTAGAGATAAAGTAGCTTATGCTTTAAATATATATGAGAAATACTTTGAGACAGAAGAAGTAGAGCTAGACGATTATTATATTGAGATCAACTTATAATTATTAACAAAATTTTATTTAACTTTATACTATGTTTACATACAAAATAATAAAAGACGTAAAAGATATTACTGGAATAAATTTCTTTCAAAAGAAACGTGAAATGGAATATGTAGAAGCAAGATCATTCTTTGTACATATACTAAAAAACTATTACAAATTAAGAAACAAAGACATAATAATATTATTTAATGATATGGGTTTTGCTATGGATAGTGCAACCTTGTGTCATTCATTAAAAATGTTTGAAATATATAACAACAATAATGAGAGAATGAGAGATTGGTTTGGTGCATTATTTGAAATACCTGACTTTAAAAATATAGCAAATGCTAGAGCATATATTAGATTAAAAGTTAATGATTTGCCTGATGACGCAATATTTAAGATGGCAGCACAAATGCAATCTATGTTAAAAGATGAAGAATATGAAAACGTAACTTATGAGTGGTAAAATAAAATGTAGTTTTTGTGGACACCTTAACGATCCTGATAATTTTAATTGTGATGGTATGGTTTCAGATGTAGATGTTTGTGGTGTACCATTAGATTTAGATTTAGAGTATAATACATTTGATGGGCTACCTAATATAATAATAAAAAAATGAGAAAACAGATATCAATACAAAGAGTAATAGACAATCCTGATAATCCACGATTTATAAAAGATTATAAGTTTAGGAAATTAGTTGATAGTTTAAAATCATTTCCACAAATGTTAGAAAAAAGACCTATCGTAGTAGACGAGAATTATATGGTACTCGGTGGTAATATGAGATTAAAAGCGTGTAGAGAAGCAGGTTTAGATAAGGTGTGGATAGACGTAGCAAAGGATTGGACAGATGAACAAAAACAAGAGTTTATAGTAAAAGACAATCTTAGTTATGGTGAATGGGACTGGGAGATCTTAGCAAATGAATATGATGTTATGAAGTTAGATCAATACGGTTTAGATCTTAACCCTTCAATATTTGCACAAGAAAAAGATGAGGAAACTATAAAAGGTGCAACAAATGATACGTTTAATGATTACACTATTTATTTTAGAAATGAAGAAGAGTTAGAAATATGGTATGCTTTTCTTAAAAGAATAAAAAACAAATTTAGTGATCAAGAAAACATATCGGAAAGAGTATTGAAATATATTGCAGAAGTATATGAAGATAATGGAATGTTATCTGATAGTCAATTAGTATTAAAGTTTATAGAATACGATATTAATGGCAACAAATAAAGATCTTATATGGGAAGATAGAAATGTATATGAAGCTGCACTTGACAGAATAGATAAGATATATAATTCACACGATGAAGTTTGGGTAAGTTTTTCAGGAGGTAAGGATAGTTTAGTTATGCTTAAACTTGTTGAAGAATACTTTGATAAAAATAATTACACAGATAAAATAAATGTAGTGTTTCGTGATGAAGAAACTATAAACACAATGGTAAGAGAATTTGTGTTAACATTCGTAGATAATCCTAGATATAATTTTAAATACTATGCAACACAATTAGAGAGTGAGATCTATATACTAGGAGAAAAGCGTGACTATATACAATGGGACGAGAATCGTAAATGGATCATACCAAAACCTGAATGTGCAATAACTGTAGAGGGTGTACATAATCAATGGACTTTTGACAAATTATTATTTGAGAAAAAAAATAGGAGAGTTTGTAGCTTAGTAGGTATTAGAGCACAAGAAAGTTTAATGCGATTTTCAGGTATAACACAAAGTAAGGTTTCATATTTAACAAAGAATCACGATTTAAAAAATGCTACATTAGGTAAGCCAATTTATGACTGGAGTGAGAAAGATGTGTTTAAATATTTTTATGATAATAAAATAGATTACTGTAATGTTTATGATATGCAGGTGTTCAATAAAGATAGTTTACGAGTAGCTACAGTATTACACGCTGAAGCTGCAAAGAATTTACACAAAGTAAAAACATTAGATCCTATACTATACAATCAAATATTAGACGTATTTCCTGAAGTAGAAGTACAAGCTAGATATTACAAAGACGCAATAAAAGGTAAGAATGAAAAGATAGCGTGGTATTATAGAGATAAATGTAATGGTGATTATTGGGAAGCTATTACATTATTCATTACAGAAAACATAACAGATAAACACCAGTATAATAGTGCAATGAAAGGATTGATGACAGTTAGACAAACACGAAGAAATAATATAGCTAAAAATAGTGGCAGCATTTTTGGTGGTTACCCTGCTCTATATGTATTTAAACAAATAATAGGAGGTGCGTATAAACGTAATATAATGCCAACAAGTGATAAGAATGAAAAGTATTTAGAATATGAGAATTTATCAAACCGAGCATAACACAATATATAAAACATTTAGTTCTCTATTAAGAAAAGAAAGAGTAGCTATAAAAAAAGATGATAATAATACTAATTACTTTGTTGCTGAAGATCAAGAAAAGATTATAGCTGTAGTAGGTTGGCAGCAAATGAAAAACGGACATTTTAGATTAAAAACAGATTATGTATTAAAAGAATATAGAGGAAAAAAGATCTATAGTAATTTGTGGGATAGTCGTATAAATGTTATATTATCTTATGGTGCAAACAAATTATCTGCGTATTGTACAGATATGAGTTTGCCTAAATATTTAAAAGAAGGTTTTAGAATACAGAGTATAAATAACAATGGAATTAAATACGTAACAAAAACAATATGAGAAATTATAAAGGTTGGTCTGGAGATTTTAGAAAAGAATCATTAAAGCTAACAAACGCAGCTAAGAAGATGGGTTGGATAGAAAACCCTAGTAAATGTAATCGCTGTGGTCAAACAGAAGGAATATTACACTTGCATAACGAAGATTATGATGTTACATATTATACTTTAAAAGAAGTGTTTAATCGTTTCCCTATATCTATTACAGTAGAAGAACAAGAAAAAGTAAATTCTGTATTAGAACAGATTTGTTGGCGTTGTCATATGCTTCATCATAGTGTAAGACGAAATAAACAAGCAGTAGAGAAATACTTTGAAGAAATAAAGAACGGTAAGAAGTACCCACCAGTTTACAAACACGATTTTACAATATTAAAAAGAGATCATAATGTATAGCAAAGATCCGATATCAAATATAAAATGGATTAATGTAGATCAATTAGTAGCAAATGACTATAATCCAAACGTAGTTTTAAACAAAGAGTTAAAGCTATTAGAATTAAGTATAATGAAAAATGGGTGGATTCAACCTATATTGATAAATAGAGATTATACTATAATAGATGGTTTTCATAGAAGTTACTTAACAAAAAACAGTAAGCCATTACAAAATAAGTACAGTAATAAAGTACCTTGTGTAATTATGGATTTATCTGAAGCTGAAAGAATGCTATTAACTATAAGAATAAATAGAGCGAAAGGAAATCACGTAGCAATAAAAATGCACGAGATAATCAAAACACTAATAGACACACATAATGTAACAGAGGAATATATTATAAAATCTATTGGAGCAACAAAAGATGAAGTAAATCTATTATATAAAGATGGGGTGTTTGATGCACTCAATATAAAAGAACATAAATATTCAAGAGCGTGGAAAAGTCCAAAGACGAAATAGAAAAAAAACAACAGAAACAACACACTAAAAAAGAAGCGTTTTTAAAAGCGTTAGAAAAAAGTTTAGGTATTATGTCACAAGCTGCTAAAAAGGTTGGCATAGATCGCACAACACCCTACAGATGGATGAAAGAGGACGACACATTCGAGGATCAAGTTAATGAGATACAAAATGTAGTAGGTGACTTTGCTGAAACTAAGCTATATGAATTAGTAAATGATGGAGTACCTAGTGCTGTAATATTCTTATGTAAAACAAAGTTTAAGAGTAGAGGTTATATAGAAAGACAAGAGATAACAGGATTAGACGGTAAAAACTTAGACATAAATATTGAAGTCATCTATCCAACTAAAAACGACTAAAGTATTTGAACACCTAGATACTAGCAATAAGCGAATTATTGTAGAGCAAGGTGGTACAAGATCAGGTAAAACATACAACATACTTATTTGGATAATATTTAAGTATTGTATGATCAATAGCAATAAGATAGTTACGATTTGTAGAAAGCACGGACCGAGTCTTAGAGGATCTAGTATGCGTGACTTTTTCTCACTACTGCAAGATCACGGTTTATATTCTGAAGAAAGACATAGTAAAAGTTTAAATGAATATAAGTTAAACAATAACCTTATAGAGTTCGTTAGTTTAGATGAACCACAGAAAATACGTGGTAGGAAACGAGATCTACTATTTATTAATGAAGGTAATGAATTAAGCTATGAAGATTTTTTTCAATTAAACATAAGAACTACAAATAGAATAATAATAGATTATAACCCATCAGATGAATACCATTGGATATATGATGATATAATAGAACGTGAGGACTGTGATTTTCATATCACTACATACTTAGATAATCCGTTTTTAGATCCAGTACTAGTTGAGGAGATAGAACGTCTTAAAAATACTGATGAGTTATACTGGCAGATCTATGGTAAAGGGCAAAGAGGAAGTAGTAAAGCTATAATATTTACAACTGCAATTTGCAACACAATACCTGAAACTGCTAAGTTTATATCTTATGGATTAGATTACGGTTACACAAATGATCCTACAGCGATGGTAGGTATATGGATTGAAGATCACGCTATATATATTAAAGAATACCTATACAGAACTATGATGACAGCTAGAGATATACATAATGCGTTTATAGAAATAGGTGTTGGTAGAAATATGATCTTTGGAGATTCAGCAGAGCCTAGATTAAATGATGAACTTAGACGTATGGGGTGGAATGTAAGACCTAGTATAAAAGGTAGAGATAGCGTAAACGCAGGAATAGATTTATTAAAGCGTTACAAACTAAACATAACAACTGATAGTAATAATGCAATACAAGAGTTTAGAAACTACAAATGGATAGAAGATAAATCAGGTAAACTTACTAATGTGCCTGAAGATAAGAACAACCATATTATAGACGCTGTTAGATATGGAACATACAGTATTATATCGAAGCCTACTTTTGGAAAGTATACAGTTATGTAAAAAATAGATTTGGTCAAGTCATAGATATTTATTAACTTTATTTCATAACTAATAAATAATAATATGAAAATTGAATCAATCTCAGTCTTTACAAATCCTGAAAGCACATCTTTTCAAGTAAGATGGTTTGACGTGGAAGGTAAAGATAAAACTTTAAATACAGAAACCTTTAATGATTTAGCATCTGCAAACATTTTTGCATTTGAACTAAAGAAAAATCAATACATTTTAAATAATTTATAATTATGGCACAAACAACAATAAAATTAGAAGTAAATGATATCCTCTACTCAAGTTGGGGGTATGACCAAACTAACATTGACTATTATAAAGTTAAAAAGCTAGTTGGTAAAACTATGGTAGAAGTAGTTAAAATAGAATCTAAGTTAGCAGACGAACAAGGAAGCTACACAACGGATACTGTTTTACCTTATCCTGCAGCTGAAGGTACAAGAACCTATAGGAGAAAAGTACACACTGAAGATCCTGAAAGACCTGGAGTTATGATTAGCTCTTTTCAATGGGCAGTTTTATGGGACGGTAAACCTAAGTGTCAAACTAACGCAAATTATGGTCACTAACATAATGGAGAAAACACAAGTTAAATCAATGGCACAAACAGTAATGGCTTTTAGATATGTATATGGCCATTATGATTTAGATTTCTTAAAGCTGTTAGACGTTACACAATTAGAGGATCTATTTATTCAAGACGCATTCAATGATCCACACACGCATTTAACGTACGAACTAGACAAAGACAAGATAAATTTTGAAATTATAAAAGAAGAACTTACATCTACATAATGTTCATTTCATATTAGTTAGTCTAGTTACAAGGGAGTTCGTAGATGGCTCCCTTTTTTTATTGAAAAAAAATACCTAATTTGGTATTATATACTTATGAAACTATCATTAAACGTACCAACACAATTAAATGAGTTGACACTTGGTCAATATCAGAAGTTTATAAAGGTGCAAAAAGACAATGGAGATGGAATATTTGTAGCACAAAAAATGATAGAGATATTTTGTGGTATAGATCTAAAAGATACTTTTAAAGTAAAGATCAACGATATAAATGAGATCGTTACAATCATAAACGATTTACTAGAAATAAAACCTGAACTAATAAACAGATTTAAACTAAACGACACAGAGTATGGTTTTATCCCAGTATTAGAAGATATATCATTAGGAGAGTATATAGATATAGAAACGTATATGCAAAGTTGGGACGATATGCACAAAGCTATGAGCGTACTTTATAGACCAATAAAACAAAAACATAAAGACAAGTATAACATAATAGAGTATGAAGCATTAGAAACTGATGTAATGAAAGATATGCCATTAGATGTAGTATTTAGTTCGGTGGTTTTTTTTTACAATTTAGGAATCGAGTTGTCGAGCAATATGATGGATTATTTGACGGATCAGGAATTGAGCAACCTTACGGTAGATCAAACCAGTTCGTTAAAAGATGGGGGTGGTATACAAGCATTTACGAACTCGCTAAAGGAGATATTACAAAGTTCGAAGATATCACTAAAGAAAAATTAATGATGTCATTAAATGTGCTATTATATATTAAAGAGAAAAACGAATTAGAACAAGCAGAATTAAAATCAAATGCAAGGAAACGCAGCAGCTAGAGCATACTATTTATTAAGTGAAGCATTAGAAACATCACTATTAAATAACAACATTACAAAGACAGTAACAATCGGTGATATATCTGATATAGATTTAGCTAAACAAACTATATTTCCATTAGCACACTTTATTGTAAATAGCGTTACATCTACAGAACAGACACTAGTATTTAATGTAACAGTATTAGTAATGGATATAAAAGACAGTAGTAATTCTAATGAAGATGATCTGTTTAGAAAGAATACAGATGAACAGGATATATTAAACACGCAGTTAGGAGTACTTAATATGTTAATACAAAAGTTAAGGTTTGGAGATCTTAGCGAAACAGGATACAGAGTGGTAAATGATCCTAGTTGTGAGCCATTTGTCGATAGGTTTGAGAATAATTTAGCAGGGTGGAATGCAGATCTTGAAATAGAAATGCCTAATGATTTATATATATGTTAGTGTATTCGGATAAACTTAATGAAAGATTAGAGGAGTTTTTTAAAGCTGTTAAGAAACAAGCTAGACAGAATTTAAGTAAGGGTACAAAACTACAACGAAAGAAGCGACCTATAAACAACACTAAACGATTATACAATAGTATAAAGTATGAGAAACTATTTGAAAGTAAAGATGGTATAGCTTATGGTATGTCAATGTTAGATTATGGTGATTACATAGATAGTGGAGTAAAAGGTACGAAGAGTAATTATAGAGTAAATAAGAACACACCATTTAAGTTTAAAAGCCAACCACCTAGTACTGCATTAGGAGGGTGGGCTAAAGCAAAGAACATAAGATTTAGAGATTTAAAAGGTAGATATACTAAAGGAACATATAAACAAATAGGATTTGTATTAGCAAGATCTATATTTGAAAAAGGAATAAGAGCAAACAATTTTTTTACAATACCTTTTGTTAATGAGTTTAAAAAATTACCTGAAGATTTACAAAACATATTTAGTGATGAAATGATTATTGATATGATTGATAGTATGACACAAGCAGGTTTAATAAAAAATATTTAATGGCAACAATATTATTAAGAAGTCCGTACTACGAAACACAAAGCAACACTTATGACGCAGTTAATTCAAGAGTGGCTAAAAGTGCAACATTAACCCTTACAGTCAATAGTGTACAAATAACGCAAATGAGTAAAGATACTGTGCTGTCAGGAACTAGTGGTCAAGAAACTGGAACTGTGAGTTTTGAGATAGCTGATATTTGTAGAGATTATTTAGATATAACATTTGACAATTCATATTCAGGTCAATTTATAACTATAGGTGGATCTATACAATTTAAGAGTGCGACTATTGATGATATAAATACAGGTGGTACTGTACATAATATGGACTCTTATGCAATATCACACACAGGATTAGATGGTTACTATGAATTTATGGAAGGTTTGGGTACTGGTCAAAATAGTGCTAAGGTTATAACTGGAACACCATTAATGCAAGACAATAAACAATTATATGTACCTGATAATACTGCAGGAGTAATACCATATTGGACTGGATCTACTATAGATTATTCTGCGTATTCTGCAACAGCAACAAGTGCTAGTGTAGTAGGAGAATCAATAACAATTAACAGGGTTTGTAATAAACATACAGCATACAAAATAACATTTGTAAATAAATATGGAGCATTACAAGATTTCTATTTTACTGGTAGAACTACAGAAAATATTAATGTAGATAAAACAACATTCAAAAGAAATATAGCTAATACTAGTTACGAGTATGATAAACAGAAACATAGTATAAGACAGTTTAATGTATTAGCAAATGAGAAGATCATACTTAATAGTCCACCTATGAGTTACGATAGCGTAAACGATTCTATAAAACAATTATTAGTTAGTGAGCAAGTATGGATTAGAAAAGAAATGGGAGGATCCGAACAAACAGTACCAATTAATATAACTGATAATCAACAGACAATAAAAACAGGTGTTAGTGATAAGGTAATACAATACACAATAACAGCAGAGTATGCCTTTGATATGATTAGTAATATTAGATAATGAACAATATAGAATTATATGTTAAAGGATCTAGTGATACAAACTATACTAGATTAGATTTATTCAAAGATGAAACAATATCTTTAACGCAGACAATACAAGATATAAAAGATCCTGCAAAAATATTTACAAACTTTTCAAAGAGTTTTAGTTTACCTGCAAGTAAAACAAACAATAAGTTTTTTAAACATTATTACAATTTTATACAGTCACAAGATTATTCTTATGATGCTAGAAAAAAAAGTATAGCAAAAATAGAGCTAAACAGTTACCCATTTGAAAAAGGTAAGTTAAGATTAGAAGGAGTAGATTTAAAAAATGGTAGACCTGACACATATAGAGTAACATTCTTTGGTGAATTAGATTTAAAAGAAGTACTAGGAGATAAGAAGTTACAAGATCTAGATTTCTTAGATGAATTTGACAGAAACTATACCTCTACTGCAGTTTTAGCTGCGTTACAATCTTCAACAGGTACAGATGTAATAGGATCAGATGGTGAAACATATACAATACCGACAGTAGTATCATTAATAGGTAATTCAATGCGTGGATATTACTCTACAGCTTCAACACCTAAATATTTTGATACAGGTAATGAAGAAATAAACAAACAAGGTGGTAACCTTAACACAAGTAATGGACTTTTATCAGGATATTATTGGAAAGATTTAACATACAGCATAAGATTATATGTAATAATAAAAGCAATAGAAAATTCTAGTGCTACTAATGGTCAAATAGTATTTAGTAATGACTTTTTTAATACAACAAACACAAGTTTTTATAATTTGTATATGTTATGTCAAAGAAATGCAGGTAAATTATTAGAAGGACTAGGATCATCTTACACGCCGAATAAACAATCATTAAAATCTTACGCTAATGCAACTAATAATCATACAAACAATCTATTATTAGGGCAAACAGATTGGGATATATATGGTTTAACTAGTTCACAACAATTTCAATTTGCAATAACAGTAAATTTTGGTACAATATCAGGTAATGTTTATGTAGATCTTAAAGATACATCAACTAACACTACTGTAACAACATTTGTATATACATCAAGTCAATCAGGTGGATTAAGAAGTTTTAGTATAGGTAATGGTAGATATGAATTAGTTTTTAGAGCAGATAATTCAGTACAGATAACAAGTTTTAGTTTTAATCTTGTAGGGTTATTTGGAACATATCAAACAACTAGCATAGCTACAGGTGATGTAGACGCAGGTTT